ACGGCTTGTGATCTTGGCAGCGGAACGCAAACTGACGGCTCGTTTCTTAGCGGTTTTTATGGGCTTACGGTGGCAAGGAATGCGTACTACGATGGCACAAACTGGAAAGCAAAGTACACCGCAACAGAAAAGCCAACAAAATTTACGCAGCCTTATGCTGGAGGGTTTGTTTGGTCTATTGCAACAGGCTCAGTAACTGCCAATACCAATTTCACCTTTTCGGATGCAATGACACTGGATGCTAGTGGTAACTTGCTAGTGGCGCAAACAAGTGGTGGAATAGTTAATAGTTATGGCGTAGAACTTGCTGGGACAAACGGTTATGTAATTGCAAATCATGCAAGTGGCGCACCATCTGGTTCAGTTTATATGTATTTTGGCTATAACGCCAGTTCAATTGGCTCTATCACACAAAACGGAACAACAGGTGTTCTGTATAACTTGACCTCTGATTATCGATTAAAGAATGACCAACAGGCGTTGACAGGCGCTAAAGATTTCATCATGGCTTTAAAGCCCAAGAAATGGCAATGGTGGGACGGCTCAGGTGAAGGCGTTGGTTTTGTAGCGCATGAGTTCATGGAAGTTGCAAAGTATTCAGGTCATGGTGAAAAAGACGAAGTAGATGCTGATGGAAAACCTGTTTATCAGTCTATTCAACCGTCTAGTTCAGAAGTTATGGCAAACCTTGTTGCTTTCATTCAAGAACAACAAACACTAATCCAATCACTAACAGACCGTCTCAACGCTTTGGAGAATAAATAATGACAATTTCTTATAACTGGACAGTAACGGCTATGGACGCATATCCAACCAGCCCACAACCTGATTGCGTATTCAATGTTCATTGGACTGCTACGGCAACTGATGGAACATATACGTCATCTATTTACAGCACTTGCAACATTGTTTATAACGCTAGTGAACAATACATCCCTTATGCAAACCTTACGCAAACTGAGGTTTTGTCATGGATTTATGAAAATGGCGTTGACCAAACGGCAACTCAAACTGCTTTGGACAGCATGATTGAAAGTCAAATTAATCCGACTGTTGTGAGTCCAAAACTTCCTTGGAACGCATAAATGGAAAAGATCGAATTATCAGTAAATTTAGTCCCCACAATACTTCAGTATTTGGGTACACAACCCTATGCTCAAGTTGCTCAATTGATTGCAGAAGTACAAAAAGAAGCTCAAAGTCAAAAACAGGAACCACCATTGAATTAAATAGGAAATGTAATATGTATGGCTTGGATGTAAAAACGCAGTGGGAAGAAATTCTCAAGATTCATTGTATAAAGTTAGCCAAAGAAATCCATCCTGAATGGTATCGATGGGCTTTAACCAATAACTACGAAAGAGCAGTATTCTTAAAAGGAGACCCTGTTTTACCCAGAGAAGCCACACGGTATATGTGGGCCAATCAAAATCTATTGGGTAAAAAAGTCCTAGAAATAGGATGCTCTTCTGGTTATGGATGTCAATTCCTACCCAACGACACCGAATATCTTGGTTTGGATTACGACCCAATCATCATCAATGTTGCTCAAGAACAGAATTGGCTAGAAAAGGCTCAATTTCTCCAAGGTGACATCAATCAAGTTGCCCTAGATCACTACGACACCATAATTGCCTTTGAGGTCATAGAACATCTAGACAACGGTTTAGAGATCGTAGAAGAGCTTAAAAACCATTGTGATAGGCTACTTATCACCGTGCCTTGGAATGAGCCTGTAGGGTTTTGGGGGCCTCATCACAAGATACATGGACTCAATGAATCTCACTTCCAAGGATTTAAGTTTAATTACATTGACCAACACGGTCGTGTGTCTGATACGGTTAACCCAATCAGTCCAGAAAACCAATGCAACCTGATGATTCTGAGGTGGGATCGTGGATAGTGTGCTTTGCTCCATCGGGACTAGAGGCCGATACGACACCACACTACCTTTAGCATTAGCAGCCATCATCAACCAAACAAAGAAACCTGACAAGGTTATTATCTTTGATGACAACGACAATCCTAGAGATGTTCGGGAGGAGCTGATTTACAAGAACCTGTTCAAGATGATGGACATCAAGAACATCGAATGGGAATGGGTTTTTGCTCAAAAGAAGGGCACTCATTGGAACCACCAGACTGCCAACATCATGGGTTACAAATGGGTTTGGAGAATGGACGATGATTGCATCCCAGAACCCAATGTTCTTAGAACCTTGTTAAGCTATGCGATACGCAAGGATGCTGGTGCGGTGGGAGGGTCAATCCTTACGCCTCCACTACCCAGCCCTTTTAAAGCAACTGGGAAAATAGAAAACATCAACAATGAACCAAACATTCAATGGGGTCTTATTGCTAAAGAACAACAAGTAGAACACCTACATTGCTCTTTTGTTTACCGAGCAGGAATCCATGATTACAACATTGGCCTCTCCAGGGTAGCGCACAGAGAGGAGACTTTGTTCAGTTATGGCCTACATCAGAAGGGATACAAGCTCTACGTCATTCCTGAAGCGATTACATGGCATTTAAAGAACCCTGAAGGAGGCATTCGTAGTGAGACCGATGAATCCATGTATGTCCATGATGAGCAGATATTTGTCAACTTCATGCAATACAAGGACCACACCATTGTGGTATTAAACTGCGGTTTAGGAGATCACATTGTTTTTTCTAAGATATTGCCTGAAATAAAGAATCCATTGATATTTACTTGTTATCCAGACATAGTGCCTGGTCATCCTATTGCTTACGCTGAAAAGGGGTTTGGCAACATTGACCAATGGAATATATATTTGAAAATGTCCCAATGGGGATGGAAAGGCTCTTTGGAAAGTGCTTTTAGAAAGATGTACTTATGATTATTATTAGTCCATACTCTAAAGCCCTGAAAAGTGGCAAAGAAAACCCCAAGAACTATCCTTACTGGGAAGAAGTTTTAAAAGGGATTAAAGAGCCTGTTATTCAAATTGGTGTAACTGGTGAAAAGCAAATATGTGAGGATTTCAGGAAAAATCTCAGTTTTGATAAACTTAAAGCACTTTTAAAAGAATGTCGGACTTGGATTGGGTGTGATTCGTTTTTTCAGCATTTGGCTTGGTCTGAAGGCAAAAGAGGAATCGTTATTTTCTCCAGATCGGACCCTAAAATCTTTGGGCATCCTGAAAACGTGAATCTTCTCAAAAGTAGGGAATTTCTCACTCCTTACCAGTTTATTTGGTGGGAAGAGCAAGAATACGTCAAGGATGCCTTTATTGACCCAAATGAGGTCATAAAAGCATTGGAATTATTCTAGAACTTGGTAAAATTAAAACGATGCTCAACTTCCACCTTCAAACACCATGAGCGACTATATCCCATTAAGAACTCCTTTTTCAAATATGTCATTTTGCCCCGATGTGCCTAGCAACGCATTGGGGCCAAATGAATACAATTCAGGGCTAAACGTAGAAGCTGATGTCAGGGGTATAAAGAAAATATTTGGTGAAGTAGATATTGCAACCGCTATACCCAATCTGCCCATCTTTATGGATGGTGGATTTAGATCAAATACCTCTTGGGTGTATATCATAGCCACCAGAGATTCTTCCAATCACGGAAGATGGTACATGGTGACCGCTACAGGCATCACCAACATTACCCCAGGTGTAGGAGCCAATCCTTCTGTTTACCTAACTGGATACACGGAAAACATCAACATCACGACATCATGGGTAGGAAACGTCTTTTTCATCAATGATGGAATTAGCGCACCCATGTATTTTGGTCCTACGCAGACTGAAATTTATTCTTATGATGCTGCACCCGATAATTATATTTGGAACTACGAATCTGGTTTAAGTCCATCTGTCACAAAGGTGGTTGCGGTAATGATGCGTAATTATTGTTCACCCAATGTGGGTAACATTCTGATTGCTGGTAACTTAACCAAGACTTACGCTTCTGGGCAAGTTATTAATTACCCTACTACCGTAAGATGGTCACAACAGTTTGCCAATACGGGTGTTCCTGCATCTTGGACTCCTACTTTATCTAACGTAGCCAATGAAGTTGAGATTCCTGTTCGTGGACCAATCATTGACGGCTTCTTCTTAGGAGGCAACTTCTATGTCTGCTCTTATTGGGATACTGTTGTTTTTGCTCCTATTGCTTATCAATCTTCTACCGCTCCTATTTTTGGCATACGTTTGTTTAACCAAGGTAGAGGTTTGTTCAATAATAACTGTTGGTCCAATACGGATTCCAATGTTTATGGCGTTGATGCTCGGGATATTTGGGTATTCGATGGTACTAATTTTCAGCCATTGGGTAATCAGCGAGTACGGGATTACTTTTTTGCCAACATCAATACTTCACTAGATTCAAACGGTGAGCCTTATGCTGACCGTATGTTCATGGTGAACAATACTCAAAAGAATCAAATTGAGATTTATTATCCAGACAAGAACAGCACTTCATGGTGCAACAAGATGCTCTCATGGAGATATGACATTCAAGTATGGAATGCTCCTAAAGACGTTCAATACGCCTGTGCTGGATGCGAAGGACCTAGATGGGTAGATGCAAGTACCGATTACTATAATCTTGCCTCAAGAGCTGTGGTATATGCCAAGGGTGGTGTAGCCAATCAAAAGCTTGTAGAAACCTCAATAGGGAATTCATTTAGTGGAAATACTATTCCTGTGTTATTTGAGCGTACAAATGTTACTTTGGTTAGTACTGACGGTCCTATTCCTTTCTCTAGTAAGGTATATGTACACAGAATGATGCCTGAAATATCAGGTTCTGGTACTGTAAATATTACTATAGGAGGAGCAAATTCCACGGCTCAAACGGCAACTTATGGTCAAACTGGGGTTGTTTCTATTGTTACAGACACGCCTTGGGTGACCACTCAACAAAATACTTTTAGAACGATTGCAGTCAAGGTTGAATCAAATGATGCCACAAATGCCTTTAATCTGACAGCTATGAACTGGCAAGCCACAGTTACTGAGGATGCGTTCTAATGCCATTTTCCTTAACCTCTAATCCCAATCTGAGTGAGATTTCGGATGCCATTAATTATCTTTTAAATAATTTTGGCTCTAATATTTCTATTGACCTTAGTACAGGAATTATTGCAGGGCCGTCTGGAAGAATATCTAACCTCTATAAGTACATTCAGATTAAGTATGCCACATCGTATGATGGTTCAGTAGGTTTCAGCAATGTACCTACAAATGCGACTTATTACGGCATCAGAAACTCTAACGATCCAACTGAATCCACCAACCCTGCCGACTATATTTGGTACAACACAACAGGTTTTGGAACGACCAATTACCTTTGGTACATTGTGGCTGGTGGCAGACAGATTGATTTCTATTTAAATCCTACAGCTCCTAGCGACTATTACGTCAAGGACCCTGGGACTGCGATTGACATTGATATTGTCACCACAACCAAAACCCAGAATGTATCTATCCCTGCCATCTATCAATGGACATCGGGAAGTGCTCCTACAAGGCCATCAACGACCTCAACATACACCTGGGCTACTGCCTCCTATTCAGCGCCTTCTGGATGGACTACAACGCCTTCTACAAACAGTACGCCAGGATATGTGCAATGGGCTATCTTTGTACCGATTACTGCCAACTCTAATACTGCAACATCAGTTATAGATTGGACAAACACCGCTTATCCAATAGTGCAATTTAGTGCAAATGGTGCAACTGGTACTACTGGTGGCAATGGATTAAGTTCAATAACTGCTTATTTGCAACAATACCAAGGTTCTGGGGTTCCAAGTACACCCGCCAATACTACAGGTCCGACTGCACCAACAGGATGGACATTGACTGCACCAACAACCGTAACTGTTGGAAATGTCATTTGGTACACTTTTGGGCAATACAACTCTAGTTCTGGGACCATAAGCGGTATTCCTGCTGGGCAAACCCAATGGAGTGCGCCTGTAGCTGCGTCTGTTTTCCAAGATATTCGATCTGATAACTGGAATGGATCGACTCCTCCTACTTACGGCTCTCCTGGAACATATGGAACTTCTGGATACTATATTTCTAGAACAACTGGAGACTGTTATTTTAATAACGGTGTATTCAGGGGTGACATCAATACTGCTGGACAAGGTACTTTTACTGGATCAAATAACACTTCTTTTAGTGTTTTAGGGTTTACGGTTTACGGTTCTGTGTTCGGTAACACACCAAGCGCAGGAGCATCTGGTCAAGTCAATGCTGGAACCTTTGGTTTGGCATCTTCTATTGGACCTACTTACAATATTGGTGCTATCGGTTACGCACAAAATGCCACAAGCATAGGACTTTATGGGTATGGAAATACCTATGGCGGGTATATGTATAGTCCAGGCGGTACATCTTTGTATATTAGTGGAACCATGCAAATCACCTCCAATACATTGGTAAGTAATTTGTATTCCCAATATGCCCAAACTGTTGTTGGAACATCTGCCAATCAACTTAGGTTTGTTAGTGGAACTTCTACTGGCTCAGGAGTTGCCTCTTTTGTAAGCACAAACAAGCCTGGTGGAACAACTTCAAATGTTTGGATGACCGTCCAAATTGATGCGACAACTCTTTACATTCCTGTTTGGACATAAACATGAGAACAACTACTATTCCATCTTCCACAATTACTGAGGACATAAACTTTATTAATGAAAACCCAGGTATTTCTGTTATGTTTACGGTGGGTAAAAAGGAAGAAAGTGGCAATTGGGTTATTGGCCAGAATTTTGAGCAATTTACCATTACTGGTGAACAATATATAGAACGCAATGGCCCTCCCCTTTCATGGTGTCCAGCCA